CCTAAATAATTAAGGAGACAAATAAATGGCAAACATAGTACCTGACTCTTTTAAAACAGACCTACTTGGTGGTGTGTTTGATTTTGATTCTGGCGGATCAACTTTCAAACTTGCACTTTATACATCGTTAGGTGGTTTCAGTACTTCGACTACAGCTTATATAACTACTAACGAAGTTTCTTCGTCTGGTACAAACTATACAGCGGGTGGAAATACTTTAACTAATAATGGTGTAGCAATATCAAGTAACATTGCATATGTTGACTTTGCAGACTTAACTTTTAGTTCTGTAACTTTAACTGCAGTGGGCGCTCTGATTTATAAAGGAACTTCTAATGAAGCAGTATTAGTTTTAGATTTCGGCGGATCAAAAACTGCAACTAACGGTGATTTCGTTATTCAGTTTCCAACTGCTGATTCATCTAATGCAATCATTAGACTTGGCGACGCGTAATAAAATTTTGGAGTAGAAATGGCTTTAGTAATTAACGATAGAGTTAAAGAAACAAGTACAACTACTGGAACTGGAACTATTGATTTAGCTGGTGCAGAAACTGGCTATGAAAGTTTTGTATCTGGTGTTGGTACAGGAAACACGACTTATTATGCTATTGAATTAAATAGTGCTAATGAGTGGGAGGTTGGTATTGGTACAGTAACCGATGCTGCTCCTGATACTTTATCAAGAGATACAATTATATCTTCATCAAACAGTGATGCTGCAGTAAATTTTTCAGCAGGTACTAAAAATGTATTCTGTACATTACCAGCGAAGAAAACTATCTCTCCAGTTATGGATGCAACAACTTTTGTCGTTACACACGCTTCAACTTTATCAGAAGATCAAACTCTAGATTCTGGAGTATTAGCAGGACCAGTAACTATTACTGGAACACAAACTATAACAGGAACATTGGTAGTAATTTAATGAGTGAAGTAAAAGTAAATAAAATAAGTCCACGTTCAGGAACTGATGTCACTTTAGGTGATAGTGGTGATAATTTTATTATACCTTCTGGTGCAACATTAACGAATAATGGAAGTGCTTCAGGATTTGGTATCTCTTGGCAATCCGATATTAAAACTTCAGCTTTCACTGCAGTAGCTAATGAAGGATACTGGGTAAATACAACTTCAGCAGCTATAACAATGACACTTCCAGCATCAGCTAGTGTTGGTGACACAATAGAATTTTCAGATTTTTTAAGAACATGGGGAACAAATAATCTTACAATAAATCAAAATGGATTAAATTATCAAGGAAATACATCTCCTAATCCTGTTTATGATGTTAATGGTCAATCAGTAAGAATAGTTTATTCAGGTGCAACACAAGGTTGGATTCCAACTTCTGATGATGATGTAACATTTGAAACTGTACAAACATATTCAGCACAATATTTAGTTGTAGCTGGTGGAGGTGGAGGAGCTGGAGATGATTCAGGTTTAGGATCACCAGGAGGAGGAGGTGCTGGTGGATTTAGAACATCAACAGTAGCTTTAAGTCCAGGTTCAACTTATACAATATCAGTAGGAGATGGAGGTTCTGGAGCAAATGGTCATGCAAGTCCTGGTTCACCTTCATCAATTTCTGGAACAGGAGTATCAATTACTTCCACAGGAGGTGGAGGTGGAGGTGGTAGTAGTCCTAATCAAAATGGTAAAGATGGAGGTTCTGGTGGTGGTGCTGGTGTATCTCCAGGTGCAGTAGGTGGTTCAGGAAACACACCAGCAGTTTCTCCAAGTCAAGGAAATGATGGTGGAGATGAAACTGGAACAATAGGAGGTGCTGGTGGAGGTGCATCAGCAGCTGGAGGTGGTGGTTCAAGTAGTCCACCAGCTGCTATTGGAGGAGCTGGTACAGCTTCCTCAATTACAGGTTCTTCAGTTACTTATGCTGGAGGTGGAAGTATTTATGATAATCCTGGTGGTTCAGGTGGTGGTGGTGCTGGGGGTTCTACTACTGCTGGAAATGGTACAGATGGTTTAGGTGGTGGAGGTGGTGCTGCTTATACTGATTTTTCAGGTGTTGGAGGTAATGGTGGAAAAGGTGTTGTAATTTTAAGAGTAGCAACAACAGATTATACAGGAACTACAACAGGTTCACCAACAGTTACAACAGATGGTTCAGATACAATAATGCAATTTACAGGTTCAGGGAGTTACACAGCATAATGGCTAGTTTCGCAAAAATAGGTTTAAATGGAAAAGTGATTGAAGTTCAATCAGTTAATAATGAAGTTTTACATGATAGCAATGGTGTAGAACAAGAAGTTAATGGAATAAATTTTTTAACCCAACTAACAGGTTGGTCAATTTGGAAACAAACTTCTTATAATACTTATGGTGGAGTACATAATAATAGTGGTACACCTTTAAGAAAAAATCATGCTTCAGTAGGTTATACTTATGATGAAGACAGAGATGCTTTTATACCACCTAAACCTTTTGCATCTTGGGTATTAAATGAAACTACTTGTCTATGGGAAGCACCTATTGCAAGACCAGAATTGACACAAGAACAAATTAACAATAGAGTTGGTCAGATTTGGAACGAACAAAACCAAACATGGGATTTAATATAATATGAGTAAAATAGAAGTAGATACAATAGCACCTCAATCTGGTACAACAGTCACTCTTGGTGAATCTGGAGATACAGTTAATATACCTAGTGGTGTTACTATTACTAATAACGGAACTCAAACAGGATTCGGTCGTACAGGAACTGTAGATTGGCAATCAACTGTAAAAACAGCTAGTTTTACTGCAGTTAATGGTGAAGGATATTTTGTAAATACTACATCATCAGCTGTTACAATGACATTACCAGCAGGATCTGCTGGTGCAATTGTATCAGTGAAAGATTACGCATCTACTTTTGCAACAAATAATTTAATAATAACTCCAAATGGTTCAGAAAAAATAGGTGGATCAACAGAAGATGTAACTCTTACACAAGAAGGAGGAATTGTTATCACATTAATATATATTGATTCAACACAAGGTTGGTTAGTTACAAGTTCTGGTTTGCAAACAGATGCCTCAAGACCTATTGATGCAGATTTCCTAGTTATTGCTGGTGGAGGTGGAGGTGCTTATAACTATGGAGGTGGCGGTGGTGCTGGTGGTTATAGAAATTCTTACTCTACTGAAACATCTGGTGGAGGTGGTTCATCTGAAACAAGTTTAGCTTTAACACCAGGTGTAACATATACAGTTGTAATTGGTGGAGGAGGTGCTGGTGTACCTGGTACTCCAGGCGATGCTAATAATGGTACATCTGGTAGTGATTCTTCATTATCAGGAGCAGGTATTACAACAATTACCTCTACTGGTGGTGGAGGAGCTGGTGGTGCTGGTGCTGATGGTTTAGATGGTGGTTCAGGTGGAGGAGGTGGAGGTTCAATTGGTACTGGTGGTAGTGCTGGAGGTTCTGGTACAGCTAATCAAGGTTTTGATGGTCAAACAACACCAGGCGATGTTCAAGGAACTGGAGGAGGTGCTGGTGCTAGTGGTGCTAGTGGTGGTACTGGATTAGCTTCTTCAATTACAGGTTCTTCTGTAACTAGAGGTCAAGGAGGAAGTGCTCCTGCAACAGCAAATACAGGTAATGGAGGAATTAAAGATGGTGGTAATGGTCAGTCAGGAGTTATTATTTTAAGATTAGCAACTGCTGATTACTCTGGTATAACAACAGGTTCTCCAACTGTCACAACAGATGGAACAGATACAATAATACAATTTAATTCAAGTGGGAGTTATACAGCATAATGGCACATTTTTCTAAAATAGGAACAGGTAATATAGTTGAACAAGTTGTTGTTGTATCAAATGATATTGCTACAACAGAACAAGCTGGTGTTGAATTTTTACAAAAACTTTTTAATAACAGAGATGTATGGAAACAAACATCTTATAACACTAGAGGTGGAGAACATTTATTAGATGGAACACCATTTAGAAAAAACTATGGTGCTGTAGGTTTTAAATATGACCAAACTAGAGATGCTTTTATTGCACCTAAACCTTTTCCATCTTGGGTATTAAACGAAACAACTTGTCTATGGGAAGCACCTATTCCAATGCCGACATTGACACAAGAACAAATTGATAATAATAATTATTATGAATGGAACGAAGAAAACCAAACTTGGGATTTAGTATAATATGGCTAGTATAATTAAAGTAGATACAATTCAGGACCAAGACGGTAATAATATTATCAACGAAAATGCTAATACTATTACTATTGGTAAATCTGGTGATACTGTACAAGTTGCTGCAGGTGCAGAATTTGTAGGAGGTGGTACTCAATGGCAATCAACAATTGTTACAGGAACAACTTTATCAGCAGTAGCAGGAAATGGTTATTGGATTGATACAACATCTAATGCTTGTACTGTTACACTTCCAGCATCGGCAAGTGTTGGAGATACAATCGAATTTGCAGATTATGCAAGAACATGGCAAACAAATAATGTTACAGTAAATCCTAATAGTTTAAATTATCAAGGTAATACTTCGCCTAACCCTACTCTTTCTACTCAAGGACAACATTTAAAAATAGTTTATTCAGGTGCTACTCAAGGTTGGATTCCAACTAATGATGATCCTGTAGCTTTAGGAACTCCACAACCTATTACAGCAGATTTTTTAGTTGTAGCTGGTGGTGCATCTGGTGGTAGAGGAAATGTTGCTGGAGCTGGAGGTGGAGGTGCTGGAGGATTAAGAACAAGTTATGGTGCATCTTCTGGTGGTGGTTCATCTAATGAAACTAGTATTGGATTAACTCCTGGTGAAACTTATACCATTACAGTAGGTGCTGGAGGTTCTTCAGCACCAGATACTAGTGATGGAAATAATGGTAATGATTCATCTTTAAGTGGTACTGGTATAACAACTATTACTAGTACTGGTGGTGGTAGTGGTTCTTGGATTGTTGGTGGTTTAGATGGTAATGCTGGTGGTTGTGGTGGAGGTGCTACTACTAATGGTCCACAAGGATATGGTGGTTCAGGAACAGCTAATCAAGGTTTTGATGGTGGAGATTCTTTTAATTCACCTGGCTACACACTAGGTGGTGGTGGAGGTGGAACTGCTCAAGCTGGACAATCTGTAAGTTCAACAAATTATGGTGGAGATGGTGGAGATGGTTTAGCTGTTTCTATAACTGGTTCATCTGTATATTATGCTGGAGGTGGAGGAGGTGGTATTGATGATAGAGGAGGAAATCCAAATCCAGGAACAAATGGTTCTGGTGGTCTTGGTGGTGGAGCAAATGCTTTAAATAACACAGGAACAGCAAACACAGGTGGAGGTGGTTCTGCTGGAAAAGATGGAGGATCATCTAATGCTGGTGGTTCAGGAATTGTAATTTTAAGATTACCAACAGCAGATTACACAGGAACTACAACAGGTTCTCCGACAGTTACTACTGATGGAACAGATACAATATTAACATTTAACGCAAGTGGGAGTTATACAGCATAATGGCACATTTCGCAAAATTAGGAACAGGAAACATAGTTGAAAGAGTTGAAGTAGTATCAAATGATATTGCAACAACTGAACAAGCTGGTGTAGATTTTTTAAATAATTTATATAATACTAGAGATGTGTGGAAACAAACTTCTTACAATAATAATATTAGAAAAAACTTTGCTAGTATAGGTTATAAATATGATCAAACTAGAGATGCTTTTATTCCACCTAAACCTTTTAACAGTTGGACATTAAACGAAACAACTTGTCTTTGGGAAGCACCAGTTGCTTATCCTACAGATGGTCAAAGATATACTTGGAATGAAACAAATCAAACTTGGGATTTAATTGACAATTCCTAAAAATACTTTATAAGTATTTTTAAAAAGTGGTATGAAAGAAAGTTTAAAAGAATATATATTACATTTAGATAATTGGATTCCTAAAAATATTATAGATCAATCTATAAAAGAATTATCTGATAATAATACTTGGCAAAGACATACTTACTCAAATTCAAAAACTTTTGAAGCAAAATCAAAAAACGCAGATAAAGAACTTGATGTTTGTTATGGAGAAAATTTAACTTATTTAAAAGAATTCCATAAATTAACTTGGAAAGCATTAGAAAAATATATTGTAATAGAAAAATTAGGTGGAGAAACATTTAATGGTTGGAAAGGATTTACTCAAATAAGATTTAATAGATATAATAAAAATCAAATTATGTCTAAACATTGTGATCATATTCAATCTTTATTTACAGGAGATATTAGAGGTATTCCAATTTTAAGTATTGTAGCTGTTTTAAATGATGATTATGAAGGTGGAGAATTTATTATGTTTGATGATTATGAAATCAAATTTAAAGCTGGAGATTTAATTATATTTCCATCTGTATTTTTATATCCACATTTAGTTAAACCAGTAAAGAAAGGAATAAGATACTCTTTTGTATCTTGGTGTTATTAATGAAAGAACCTACAATTCAAAATTTATTTCCAACTCCTATTTATATGACCAATATGGATAGACCTTTTACAAAACAAGAATTAAAGTTTGTAGAAGAACAAAAGAAACATTGTACTAAAAATGAAGGTAATATTAATACAAAAGATAATTACATTTTAAACAGGAAAGAATTTAAAAATATTAAGAAGTTTTTAGATGCAGCTTGCAAAGATTATTTAGAGAGAATTATATGTCCTAAAAATAATATAGAACTTTATATCACTCAATCTTGGCTAAACTATACAGAAGAAAATCAATTTCATCATAGACATGAACATCCAAATTCAGTTGTATCAGGTGTATTGTATTTTGATTCAGATAAAGCTAACGATATGATTAAATTTTTTAGCCATGTAAAGTATCAACAAATTAAACCAGAGATAGATGATAGTAAATATAATATATGGAATTCTTCTTCTTGGTGGTTTCCTGTTGAAACAGGTCAATTAGTTATGTTTCCATCATCAACTACACACCAAGTAGATACCAAGAAAGGTAATAATACTAGAGTAAGTCTAGC